GCGGGATGACTTCTTTAGAACTTGGGTCTTGGTACAACCGTTATTATGGTGTCACTCATGAATCAGGTGTTGATTACATAATGATAGAAGATGATTTTTCAGCTTATGACTCTACTCAAGGAGAGGGTGCTCATAATTTGGAAATGAAATTTTATAACGATATATTAGAGAAGACTTCATTAGATGCTAATCTAAAGAAAAATATCAGAGTTACTTTAAACAATCAAAATCACACCAATGGTGTTGGTAGATGTTATAAGTATTCGGTACCTTTTACCAGAAAATCAGGTGACCAAAACACATCGGTCGGAAACACTACTATCAACTTCTTCGTACATTATTCGGCTATCCAGGAATGGAACCTTAGACATGACAAGAAATTGGGAGGAAGAGTTAACGATTTTAAGATGTTGGGTTTGGGTGATGACAACCTGATGGCTGTGGCCATTCATAAAGATTGGTTACAGGAGTTTATGGGATTTGTTGAAAAATTCATTCAAGATTTAGGTTTAAAACCTAAACTGGCTTGTAATGTTTTTCCTTCTTATTGTTCCTCATATTTCATGCCGGTGGTGCTAAGAGATGGTAGTGACAGCTACGTCTTAGCGCCAGCAGCAACCAAAGCCCTTACCAAAATGGGCTGGACCCTGAATTCTGTTAGCCGAAAAGTAGGCACAACAAATAGAATTTGGGGCAACCTGCATGGAATTGCTGCATTTAAACACCTACCGCTGTTGCGAGTGTTTTATCAGTATTATGAGACTTTAGGAATTAAAGCAGTTAAAGTATTCGAGTGGAAGGCACACGACACAAGTAGTGATGACCTTTACACAACCCATCCAGACGTTATGAGATGGTTCACAAAACTCTATGACATTACTGAATCAGAAGTAGATGAATTAGAGAGCTACCTTAAGAGTAGCGTCACCAAGTATGAAGGAAAGCCTTTTGTATGGAGCCATGATGTGTTCCGCAAAATGCTTAAACTTCCGTGAAAACTTGGTGATGGTTAGCCCCACTTGGAGAAGTGGATATCTTTGACGAAGATTGCCAGGCGAGTCAGTATATAATATGTCGACGAAGAACGTTAAACAACAAAAGTCCAAAGCGATGGTTAAACCCAAAGCTAAACAAAATCAATCTCTAGTTACCTTGACTAGAGGACCTGCTCAACCTAGGAACGGAAAATCAAACAAGAAAGCTAAACTGATAACAAATAATGTCAGACTTGGGTATAACCAGACAAGAGATTCATTTCTCCAAGCACTAGTTTCCCCATTTTGCCCTGAAGCATATGGAGTTCGAGTCCCTGATCCTTTCCCTTTTCCTACGGTCACACACCACATTAGACAAACCACAATAGTTGGTAATTCATCTGGTACTGGCTCAGTAGCTTTTCTTCCCAACCCTGCATTTTCCATGGTAGATTTAAATTTAGCTGTAGGAAGCACCCTTAGTGTGACTTCCACTCCCATGACTAAGTTTGCTGCCACTGGAATACCTGCTACGTGTTACAAATCAACACCAATTTCAGCTTTAAACGCTATCTATGGTTCTTACCGGACTGTTTCTTGGGGTATTAAAATATCCAATTTACAGCCTGAGTTAAGTGCTACTGGTAGAATTATAGTTGCAATGGTGCCGATTGGAGATACTGTTCCATCTGAACCTGAATTAGCCAGCACTTCTAATGCGAATACCATTTTAACTCCTGTATTTGGTACACCGATTGCTCAATTAGCTTCATCAGGCTTATTGCAGCTGCCTTCAGCCCAATTGTTTGCTGTGCAAGATTTATTGCATGGTGATCTTGAAGTTTCGGGAATGTACACAAACACAAGTTTTTGGCAATTCAAAACCACACTCAACCAGGGTGTACCTGTAACTGGTGCCCTTACTGGTGATTCTTCTACTATTAACACCTCAACTGGAGTCACAACTTTAACTGGATTTAAAGATCCTAACAGAATGTGCGGAGGTTGTGCCATTGTTGTCTTTTTCGAGGGTCTCCCAGCAACCACACCAAATGCGTTTCAAATAGAAACGATTTACCATTTGGAAGGTTCACCTCAATTAGCTTCTAATGCAAACACAATTCCTGTACCTTCTGGTGCTGAACGAGTCCTTGTAGGTACTACTGACGTCGTCGATCAAGCAATGGGTATAGCTTCTAAGTTAGAGAACGTTTTCACGTTCATTTCTAAAGGAGCTGACTTCTTGAATCGAAACCTAGACACTGTAGAAAATGTTATTGGAGCTGCTAGTATGGTCCGTTACCTCATGTAATGTTTTTGTTTTAAG